CTTGAGCGCCGTTTCAGTCCACATCATCTTGCGGGTGGCAAGACCGGTGACTGCCATGTCCTTGGTCTGGAGCGGGTCGAGGACAGCCTCTTCCCAATATTCCGGGTCCACGATCAGCGCGTCACGGGTCGATGCGAAGCGGTCAGGCACGAACTGCACCTCGCCCACGTCCGACACATAGTAATCGGCGCCGGCGACGATCGTCAGGCGCTTGTCGCCCGATTCACGGCGCGCAGTGGAGAGGCCGGTGAAGGCCGCTGCCGTCTGCTTCTGGCCGATTGAGGTGATGACCATCGTCGGGTTGCCGCCGGCGGTCCAGATCGATGCGAGCACCGTCTTGAGCAAGGTTTCCGTGTAGGTGCGCTGCGTGCCGTTGGTGGCGGCCGCAACGATACCGGCCGAAAAGCCGCCATTGGCCGGAGAGCCAGCGGTGCCAAGCGCCGTGTTGGTCGTGAGCCAGGCAAGCGCACCGGCGGTTTGGCCCGCCGTACCGGAAAGGGGAGCGACCGAGGCATAGTTGCCAACGAACCGCTTTTCCTTGTCGGTCTGCAATTCCTTGCCCGACTTCATGATTTCCTTCGCCATTTCCGAGCGACGGCCAGCCTTGTCCACGGCCTCAACCGTGGTCGAGGTGCCAACAACCTTGGTCATGATCTGCGTATAGGTGCCGACGCGAACCGTGTTGGGACGCGAGGCGTTGGTCAGATCATCACCCTGGATCGAGGCGTTGGTCGCATTGGCGGCAACGAGCGAGTCGGTCTGCCACTCGGTGTAGGTGGACTTGGCCGAGCCCTTGCCGATCGCTTTCACGAACGGCGCATCATTGGGATAGAGGGCGCGGATCTTGTCGTCGAGGTCCTCGCGGACGCCGACGCGGGAAACCGCCTGAACGGTATTTGAAGGTACGGTCATTGTCTAAGTTCCATCATGGGAGGGGCAGCGTCTCACGACGCGAAACCCTGGGTTTACATGTGGCCCGCTTTTTCCAGCCAATCCGCGAAGTCTTCCGGCCTGCGGGTTTGCTGGGCGCGCTTCCAAGCGGCATCGGTGCGCCGTGGCCCCTGCTCCGCCCGCGTCTCGGCACCGTTAGGCTTCATCACCTTCGGTTTGCCCTTGGCGTTGCGGACAGCTTCCATCTTGCGCGCCTGCCAAGCGTCGTATTTCGCAGCCTTGGCTTTCCAGTCGTGCGCCTTCTTGAGTGCCAGCACGTCGGACGCACTGGCCTGGGCGAGAAGTTCGTCTGAATATCCAAGTTCACGGCCCACATTGCCGAGTTCCGCCATGAGCTTCGGACCCTTCTCAGGATCGTTCATCTCGGGCAGCTCGCGGCGAAGGACTTGCAGTTCCGCTTCCTGTTGCTGGGCGCGGATGGCTTGCTCACCTGCCTGGGCCTGTTGGCGCGCTTCAGCCGACTGCTTCGCGAGATAGTCGCGATGGGCAGTCATCTGCTTGTAGAGCGCCATTTGCTCCGCAAAGACCTCCGGGTTCGTCGCGATTAGCGAGTAATCCGGCTCCTGCGGCTCGAACAGCTTGGCATATTCCCCCAATTCATCGGCGTATCGCTTCTGAATGGAGGCCAATTCACGTTGCGCCTCGGCCTGGGCATTGCGCTTGGCCTCGGCGGCTTCAGTCGTGCGAGCCTGCACCTCCCGGTTGCGCTGGGCTTCGGTTTCAGCCCAAACTTTTTGAAGTTCGGGCGGAAGCTGCGCGAAAGCTGCTTTCTGCTCTTTCGACAGGCTGACGGGCGGATCGATGGCCGGGGTCTCCGGTTCGTCTTCCTCATCAGCATCTTCATCCACGTCGTCGCCCTCAACGGGCTCTTCCGCGTCCTCGGATTCATCATCGGCATCCTCGTGGGGCGCCTCTTCGTCCTTTTCCAGTTCGTCCAGAAACTCCGCGAAGTCGTCAACGGCGTTGCTGGTTCCAGCAGGCGCGTCAACGGCTTCCGCGCTTTCGCTCGGATGGGCCGTCATAGCTTACCTTTCAGTGGTTTAAATAAATCGCCGCGCCTTGTGCGGGATGGCTTCGATCATCTTCGCGCGCTTCTGCACGTGTTCCTGGACCTTGCCGTCGTTGATGATGGCCTGGACCATTGCGTCGATCTGCTGCGTAATCTTGTTGGCTATCGCCAGATTGGCGAGCTTCTCGTTTTCCCATGGCTCAACCTGCGACATGCGCTTGAGCAAGGTCTCACCGATAAAGGCGAGGATGTCCTTGAGGCCGCCCTCTTCGACGTAGAAGGGTTTCCAGCGGTTGGCGCGGTGCAGGGGGTCTTCGGTCATGCCAACAGCGGATCATCGTCATGCGCCCAGCCCATGCGACCGATATGCTGGCCACAGCACGCGCATTTCATTAACGGAAAATCACCGACACGATCCTCCTGAAGCGTGAATGTCTTGTTGCGGCAAACCCTACACCCGATGAATGCGCACATGTCATCTTCGACGTGGGGGCTTTTGAAGGAGAGATGCACGACATTATTTGTCAAGCTCGCCTCCGGGTCTGTTCTTCGGCAATTGCTCGGCCTGCTTCAGCGCAAGTTCGTGCCTGTGCTGGGCCTGCATCCTGTCCAGCTCGAACTGGCGCTCCGCCTGCTGCTGAGCCAAGGCAAAGTCGCGATCGGACTGCTGCTGCGCCAGTTGAGCTTCAGCCTGGGCCTTGTCATGTTCTAGTTGCAGCCGTGCCGCCGATTCCTCACGCATGAACTGGATCTTCGCGGCACCCTCAGCCTGGGCCTGCTGTAGCTCCATGGCACTGCGCTGCTGGTCGAACTGCATCTGGCTAGCGGCCATTTGCGTCTTGGCCTGGGTTGCCTGCATATCGGCTTGAGCCTTTGCAACAGCAGGATCAGGCGGCGGCTGCGGCATGCTCGCCTTCAGCTGCTGGCCTTCGGGGCTATCGGGATCAGTGAAGTAATCGAGCGGATTGCCCAGCGCGCTGTCGCGAATGATGCCGGCACCATTGTTGTAAAGCTGCTTGTCGGAAACCAGCCCCAGTTGATGGCCGGCCTGCTGTATCTCAAGCACCATCTGCCGATAGGCGAGGCGCTGTTCCTTCTTGCCCGAACCGAGACCAACCCGGATCGAAACGTCAAGATCGCCCGACCAACGTGAAGGATCGACGGTACGAGCCTGCCCGTCCATCTTGACCATCATCGGGTCGCCGTTCTTTATCATCAGCCGCAGCTTCTTCAGCAGCAACCTGGCAAACGCCTCCGCGAAGTTGCGGGCGACGAACTCCTCCATCTGCTGGCCCTGCGCCTGCATCAGTGCAGTACCGGTGGCCGTCCTGTTCAACGCATCCGCATCGAGCCCCTGGTTGAGCCGGGTAATGCCGGTGCGTGATTCCTGCTCGCCGACCAGCAACTCCATCAGGGCCATCGACTTGGATGGGTCGAACGGATTGTAAAGCGGGACCGGGGCCTCCCTGCCCCTCACGATGCCTCCGGGAACGACCGTCAATAGATCGTCAATGGTGTTTTCGCCCATCATCGTCTCATTGACAAACATGCGCGGCGCGTTGGTCATGTACGTGCCGTCGAGCGCCTGCCTCAGCAAGACCGAACGCACACGCTGGAGATCCATCACCTTGTCCGAAAGCGCGTTGCCAACCATCCGATGCGGACGCGGGAACGGGCAGAACACAACAAACGGGTTTTCCTCGACCTCCTCCCAATCAAGTATGGTACGGCCGACACGAAACGCCTTGACCAACTCGGCGCGGCCATCGCCGTCCATGTCAACCCAGCGATATTCCTCCCTCAGCCAATGCTCGCGCATGCCAGGGACGGAACTCATGTCATCGCCGAACAGCAGCTCATCGTTCCAGCGCTCGGTCTCACGGCTATCGAGCGAGGCTTCGTCAGCGTTGGGCAGGTCTTCCACCATCGCCCTGTCAAAGCCCATCTCGATCAGGTCGGAATCGGTCTTGCGGCTGCGGTGGCAAATGTAATGCGCGTCATCCTCGTGACGCGTGCGCGTGGCGAACAGGAACTCCTCGTTCGGGATAGGGAGATCGACATATTTCTTGATCTTCTTGGTCTGCTCAAGGACCAGCGAGAATGTCCCGTCCTCCTGCTGTGACGCCTGAACGATCTTGCCGTCAGCCTCATCCAGCGCCCCAAGATATTCCTCGGGAACGCCATTCATCGGCGTGCGGACGGTCTTCTCTTCCTCGATGCACGCGACCTTGACCGCGCAAACCTTCTCGATCAGGCCAGCCTTGAGCCAGTCGTGAAGCACCTTGTAGCCGTCCTGATGGCGCAGGAAGGCGAGATTGACCGCTTCGGTGGCCTCGGCCGCCTCTTGGTCCTGATCGGCCTCCTGAGCCTCGAATTCGACCACCCTGTCGCCTGACACCATCGTGCGCAGGACGGCGATCGTCATGTAATCGACGACTTCCTGCACAACCGGCACGACAATCTGCGAGCGGCCCTCTTCCTCGTCGCCGAAGGGCTCTGCCTCGTAGAATTTGAGCGCAACCTCCTGCTCGTCGGCAAGCGTGCTGTCGCGATAGGAGATCGCGCGCCGCTCGTCTTCTGCCAGGATGATCGCCAACTCTTCGTTGGTGAGGCGATCAGTCAAACGTAGGCCCGCTTTGGATAGATGATTTTGGCAGCGGCCTGCCGTTCGCGATGCCCGACCGCAAAATAGCGAAATGCATCAGCATAATGCGATGTCCAATCATGCAGGGGGCGGAGTTTGAACTCTTGCCGCTTGTCGTCCCATTCGCGCCGATACATGCGCAGCGCCTCTATTCCGTCCTTGCATTTGGTTCGGTCGAACCAGCATGTCGGAAGAAGCATTCTCGCGGCCTGGATTCCGTCCTCAACAGGGATATTAGGCACAACCGTGGCGGCGATGCCGAGGTCTCGCAGGACTTCAAGGCGGCTTCGGCCTGTTCCAAGCTCGCGAACTTCAACATCATGGGGCAGATAGTGGTTGCCGTAGAGGTAGCCACGCGCCTGCAACTCCTTGGCATAGTAGTCGAGACCGACGCCCTCGCCCTTGAGAACGTCGATAACCCGTGTCTCCCTGCCTACCGTCTGGATGAACCAGATCACCGTCGAGTCAGCGACACCGAGGTCCCATGCGGTATGCGTCTGCAGGCGTGGGTCGTGGAGGACGGTCGAGATCCGCGAAGGATCGTCAAGCTCGGCCTCGTTCATCTCCTTGCCATAATATGCACCACGAACGGCGGCATCGAACGAGCACTCGTATTCCTGAGCGTATTCGTCCTCGCTCATCATCTTCCTCGCGTCAGCCAGCTCCTTGTCGTCGAGCAGCTGCGTTTCAGAAGCTTTCAGCGAGAGGGTAAACCAGTCGGGGTCGTCCTCAGCGTTGACCCAGAGCTTGTGGAAGGTGTTTTTTCCTTTGGGTGTGCCGATGAAAATAGCCCACCCCTTACGATCGCTAAGTGCAGGACGAATGACTTGTGTCCAAACCGTGGGGTCCATATCCCCAAACTCATCGAGAACGGCGCCGTCGAGATATATACCCCGAAGCCGATCAGGATTATCGGCACCGTAAATGCGAATCCGCGCCCCGTTGTTCGGCAGCTCGACCCATAGCTCTGAAGCATTGACCTTCCTCTCAGGCCCAAAGCAGTCCGTATATTCCAGCAGGTAGGACCATGCGATGTCCTTGGCCTGGTTCAGCTGAGGCGCGATGTAGGCAAAGCGCGGGTTGCCCTTGCCGCACATCACCGCGCTCTTGATTAGGTCATTGACGCAGGCCACGGTCTTGCCGGCACGCCTGTGCGCTACAGCAATCGCCCAGCGGGTTTCCCTTGTGTGTAGCCCCATGAAATGAGTGCGAGGCGCATAATGGCTCTCGACCCGGACTACTGGGGCGGTTGCCAACTAAACACGCCCTCAGCCACTACCCTTTGTGCTGAGCTTCCGTTTCCATCGATGGGCTGCAGTTTGGCATGCAAATATTGCGCCGCCGCCTTTGCGCAGTCGATGCGCTGGGACTTGTCAGCCTCAGCGTCTCTCATGACGCTCAAGAGATAGTCGAGCGGCAAAATACCCGTTTCTTTCGCCTGTTCGATAGCTTTCTGCGTTACGCGGTTGGCGCCACCCTTTTTGCGCCCCGCGCCTGTTCTAGCGCCGCCGCGCATTGATTTTCTGAAAGTTTATCATAAAGCCACCTCCCCGGCTCCCTTGCGGGTGGGCCGTTCAGGCGCTCAAATCAATGAACGCGGGTTATACCGTCATCGCGGCGAAATAGGTCGATGGATTGATGAACACGTCGATCGTCTCACCAGCCGCAAGATACTGGCCTGTCGTTGATGTGACAGCCGTAGCGCCGGTGTTCGTGCCGTCTGTGTTCTTGAGAAAGCGGCAGTTCTCGCCCGCGCGGACACGGGCCAGGGCGGCGGACGGCGGGGAGATAGTGGAAATCGCCGAGCTGGATGTCAGCGTCCACGACTGCGAGCCAACGTGCGAGCCATAGACCATTCGCGTAATCGCGTCGGCGCCGCCGTAATAGCTGATCTCAAGAGCCATGCTTCAGTCCCTTGTGAGATTAGAGTGAAGCGATACCTGATCGCTGTAGGATGATGATCAAGCCAATCACGATCGCAGCCGCCTTCGCCCAATTATTGAACGGAGGCGCCGATAATGACGCCCACGATCAGCAAGGTGATGAGGAGAGAAATCAGCATTTCTCGTCTCCAATGAAAAAGCCCGCCACAATCCGCGCTCTGCCCCTTGGGAGGAGAGTGAAAGGGCGGCGCTGTTGTGACGGGTCCGCCGTGGCGGATGGGGTTAAATGCGGCGATCCTGCTAGATCACGGTCGGCAGTCGGGTTGCTTCGCTATTCGCTCTAGTGGAACTCCGGGCAAGCCCGCCCACTCCCGTCGGTGTTATTAACTGCACTCACCCGGACCGGCACATTTCTGCGCACCGCACATTTAAGTTTTAAGCCCAGGCTCGTCCGAAGTCCAGTCCTTGATGACCTTGAGCGCGATGTCGGCCATCTCATCACTGGTGAGGTCGTGATTATGACTTTCACGGTAGCTGTGAAAAGCCACGTCGAACGCCTCAATCAGAGCATCGCGGAGATTGTCGTCAGCGCTCATCGGGCGCAACTCGAACAACTATCGTTCTGCATAGCTTATGGTGCCACCAGTTTGCAAGAGGGTTTTTGATCGAAACTCACAGATGCTTCCACGAGCATATCAGATCGGCCACAAACTGCACAACCAGAAGAGAAGACCGGGCCTTACGCTTGTCGTCTCCGTCAAATGCCTTGCCGGCCTGTCCGCCGGAATGGTCGAAGCGGCAGACATTCTCCCAGACCGACCAATATTTTCCGGGGATGCGCGCCTGGAACCAATAAAGCTCGCGTCGTGCGTCTTCCTGAACCCACCCAAAGCCTTCGCCTGATCCGCCGCCTGGGAGACCCATTAGGTTTGCCACCACCTTGGCCTCGCCGTATGCCCGCTGCCACAGGCTATCGCACAGCTCGACAGCGCGCATCTGGCGTTCGTCGAGGTGTTTGTCAGTCCGCCAACGCTCTACCGTCGTGACGTAGCGATTGCGGATCTTCACGCCTTCCCGCGCATAGTCCCCGTGCTTAGCCGTGAAGCTGTCGATCGGGATGACCGGCGCGCCTTTCTCAACCTTAGGCTTGGCTTGGCGCTTCTTCGCCTCGATCTGCTTGGCGATTTCGGCCAGCACTTTGTTTCCCCGCCCCATGATAGTCTACTCCCCTTCTCTCAGGACCTGGTCGATCATTGCGCGAAAAATTGCAGCCTTTCTCTTTGGCGTCGGTATCCTTACAAAGTTCAAAGCATTCGCAGCCTTCACCATCCCCTCGTCCACTTGCTTCAGCTCGTTGAGGATGGCGCGGATAAGTGGGTAGAGCTGGATCTTGCCGTCAAAATACACCTCGGCTGAATCTTTCGTGATCGGCGGAGCTGACAGGCAGCCGCCTGGTGTCTGATGCAGAAGCTCGCCTTGAATTGTCCCGGCCAGCTTCTGCAGCATCGTGGTGTCTCTGTGGGTCAACACCGGTTCCTCCAGTCGGTGTAAGCAGCGCCCAACAGGGCAAGGATTGCCAGCCCCCCGAGCGCGGCAACCAGCGACCAAAGAGAGGTGCCGAATAACAAGATGAAAATCGTTCCGTATCCAGCACTGACAGCGACGAGCAAGGTAGCAGTCGCAAGTATAATCGCCATTCGCTTCGTATTATCCATCATCTCATTCCTTCTGCTTGCGGGGTTGGGTTAGGCGGGGTCAAATCCCAAATTCCTTCCGTATCTCAGCCATCTGTTCGGGCGTGATGTAATCGGGTTCCTCGATTTGCGGGGCTGGTAGCAGCGCAAATCGAGGAAC